ATGGCACTGATTAACTGTAAGGAATGCGGCAAACAGATTAGCGATCAGGCGTCCAGCTGTCCTCATTGTGGAGCGCCCGTGGCGGGCAACCCACCCGCTCCATCTGCAACGGTAGCCCCTCTGGCGGCAGAGTCCGTCAGAAAAACGTCGACATACAAGTACATCCTCTACGGAACACTCGTTCTCCTTGTCGCGATCAGTTGCATGGGCGGTGGCAAAACGAGCAATACCCCGCGCGAGTTCAACGCCACCCAAGCCATATTTCTGTGCGAACATGCGATAAAGCAGGTGTCCAGGGATCCAGAGAAAGCCGAGGTCCCCATGGTGTCCAACGTTGGCTCAGGTGATGAATATGTTTTTGTGTGGGGACCACAAACAAAGCTGACGCGCCTGCGCAATGGCTTGGGGCTTGAGGTGGGCGTACCCGCAGTGTGCAAGGTCAGCCACGCCCAAAAGAAAATGACCTCGCTGTCAGTCGATGGCAAAACGATCTTCTGACGTCCGAATCTCCAAGCAAACCGCCTCCGGGCGGTTTTTTGTGGGCCGGAGCATTCCTCATCATGGTCGCCGCAGTTCAATGGGCGCTCGATGCTCACCTGTTGGCGTGCCCATCGCTTGTCGAGAAGCGACCGACATCCTTCGCTGTTGTAAAGCCAAGCCTGCAGCGGTTCATGCAAGACGGTGGCAATCACTCTCTCCAGCCGGTGCTGGGCTGTGCATGACTCCTATCCTGCAGGCCTTTCAGCCCGTTCAGCGCAATAGCAGCAAACGTGCTGAGGGCTGCTTGCAGCATCGCTCAGCCCCTGGCCTTCCAAGTCTTCCGCACATCGGAGAAGATCAGTTTGTTCTAATCTACAAAAAGCAGGTGACGACCAGAAATTGAAAAACCCTTGCAGGTTGTTCACTTGCAAGGGTTTCAATTTGGGGTGGCTGATGGGGCTCGAACCCACGACAACAGGAATCACAATCTAGTACAACAACATAGCATCCATGAGGGTTTTGCCGTGAATCGTTGGAACATTTGCAACTTTTTTAAGCACGGTTTCATGCGACTCTAACGATGTTCGTTCCAGCGAAATCGCCCTAACTTTGCAGACCTTGCAGGGCGCAGATCATGCCATCCTGCAAACGGAAATGGGGCAGTTCATCGTTTCGCATATACTGTATGCATGCACAGTACTTTTCAGCCCAACGCACCGATCTTGGTGTCCGCTGCCCCGCTCTCAATCCTGCGGGCTGAAGCGTCTGTGCGCGCTGGCTTCCCATCGCCAGCTGAGGATTTCGCAGTCACCCGGCTGGACATAGGCGCCCTGCTCGTAAAGCACCCACAGGCCACCTATCTGCTGCGCGTGGCTGGACCGTCCATGCGCGAGTTCGGCATTGATGATGGCGACCTGGTGGCGGTCGACCGGGCGCTGCAGGCCCGCCATGGGTGCATAGTCGTGGCCGTCATCGAAGGCGAGTTCACGGTCAAGAAGCTGTTCAAGGCCGCAGGCATGGTCAAGCTGAAAGCCGGCAACCCCACCTACCCGGACATCACACCCAAGGAAGGCCAGAGCCTGGAGATCTGGGGCGTGGTCACCAGCTGCATCAAGATCTTCGCGTGAGGCAGCCATGTATGCACTCATCGATGGCAACAACTTCTATGTGAGCTGTGAGCGGGTATTCCGGCCGAGCCTGCAAGGCCTGCCGGTGGTGGTGCTCAGCAACAACGACGGCTGCGCCATCGCCCGATCGGATGAGGCCAAAGCCTTGGGCGTCAAGATGGGCCAGCCCTTCTTCCAGCTGCAGCACCTGGTGGAACTCAAGGGTTTGGTGTGCCTGTCGGCCAACTTCGAGCTGTACGGCGACATGAGCGACCGCATGATGACCTTGGCCGCTGGCCTGGGGCCCCGGCAGGAAATCTACTCCATCGACGAATCCTTTATCGGCGACCTGGCCGGTGTGCGCGACCTGACCCGCCGGGCGTGGTCAGTGCGTGCACGCATCCTGCAATGGGTTGGCATACCCTGCTGCGTCGGCCTGGCACCTACCAAGACCCTGGCCAAGCTGTGCAACCATGTGGCCAAAGATTCAGAGCGCAAGCCCGGCAGCTACCCGGCTGAGCTGGCCCGGGTTTGCAACTGGCAAGAGATGCCGCCCGCCATGCGCGAGGATGTGCTACGCCGGACCATGGCTGGCGATGTCTGGGGTATCGGCCGGCGGATCGCTGTGCAGCTGGCAGAGCGCGGCGTCGTCACCGCCCTCGATGTCTCCCGCATGCCGGGGCCCATGGTGCGCAGCAACTGGGGAGTCGTGCTCGAGCGCACCGTCCGCGAGCTGCAGGGCATCAGCTGCATTCCGATGGAACTGGCACCGCCGCCCAAGAAGCAGATTGCGTGCACGCGCAGCTTTGGCCATGGCATCAATGAGCTCGAGCCCCTGCTCGAAGCCGTCAGCGAGTTCGCCACGCGCGCGGCCGAGAAGCTGCGCAAGCAGGATCTGCGCGCCGGCGCCCTGCACGTCTTCGCCCATACCTCACCCTTCCGGCCAGGGCCCAGGTTCTACGGGCAGACCACAACTCAACTCGTTCCCCCCACCTCCGACACAAAAGCCCTAGTGCGCGCTGCGCTGGGCGGCATGCACTCCATCTACCAGCCGGGCTTTCGCCTGGCCAAGGCCGGCGTGATGCTGATGGACCTTGCCGAAAGCCGCCATGAGCAGCACGACCTGCTCGCCGCCGCAGACGTTGGCCGGGATCAAAGCCGCCTCATGGAGGCCATGGATCGAGTGAATGGCCGGTTCGGCAAAGGCACGGTGCACGTTGCCAGCACAGGCTTTGTCTCGCAAGACGAAGCTGGATGGCGCATGCGTCAGGAGCGGCGCACGCCCCGCTACACCACCAACATCGACGAAATCCCTATTGCGAGATGCTAACAGTCGGTATATAGAATAAAAATCTTCTTGCCGGACTTCACTTTTACAATAACTCGTTTAATCCGCTGCTCATGATTGTGTCAATATCCTCCCAAACCTATTATTCAATACAACATTTAATGAGCGCTGATTATTTTAATCAGCGCGCAAATCGAGTTGAGAAAAGATGCTTGGCTTCTCCGAACTGCGAGACAACACATAGCATAATAAAATCATATTCAGCATCCACACTGTTTACAGCGGTGGCATTTTTAGAAGCCCTTATAAACGAGTTGTTTGCCGATGCAGCGCAAGAGGACTTTGGCCACCTCAAAGAAATCGATCCCAATCTCATTTCGACAATCGCCTACATAGGAAAATCCGAAATGCTAAAAAAGGCAAGTGTCCTTGAAAAATATGAGCACTTACTAAAATTAGCACATAAAAATCAAATCCCCAGAAATATCAACCCTGGACAAGACATTTCAACAGTCATTAGACTACGCAATGAACTCGTTCATTACAAAGCTGAATTTTTTGATACAGGAACCCCTGGCCGTGCACGATCAGGAAATTTTCTCGATAGCTCGCTTAAAAGAACAATTGAACAAAAATTTTCCGTTCGTCCTGGCACCTCAGGAATAGGTGCAGACGGATGGATAAGCGCAGGGTGCGCAACATGGGCGCTGAAATCAGCAGTAGCTTATGCGGATAAGTTCTTCGAAGAGTTAGACATAAAACCCATATACGAGCATGTTAGACCAGCCGTCGCTCGAAAAAAGAGAAAAAGCAGTCGCTAATTAATAGTCGCACAAGCTGAATTACCCAAGACCCCATTAAGCTGACGCTCTATTTTGACCTGCTCGCAGAGCGCGGCTACTTCGGCATCTCTCCGCTTAAGATCGCTTCCGAGGCTCGCGACCACGCCGAGGCCTTCTGCAAGCTGTCGGTCGAGGGCTGAGGCTTTATCTGCAAGATCGCTGCGGGCAGCGGCGTCGGCTTGGGCTTGCGCGCGATAAGTGGCGGCTCGGCTATCGGTGTCGCGGTGCAGGCGCTCAGCGCGGGCAAGCTCAGCGCGCACATCAACATCGATGCCAGTCCTGAGATTCGCCAAGCGGTCGGCGTTGTAGATCGTGTCTTTGGCATGCTTGCTCTCCTTGATCGCGGTTTGGGTTTCGTCGGTGCGTGCGGCTTCTGCGCGGTTGGCCGTGCCTTGGGCCTGCTCGGCTCGCAGCTCGGCAATGGTCTTGCTGGCCTGCCAGCCCTTGGCCACCCAGCCAGCGGAGAAGGCCAGCGCGGCGATGATGGCTGCCAGAGCGGCTTTTATCTGCCAGGTCATAAGCCAGCCTCGCAGATCTCGCCGTTGGCATCGCCCCGGACCTGCAGGCCAGGCAGCACCACAGACATCCCGTTGACGGTGCCACGGTTCCAGCGCGGGTTTTCGCGGCAGGCGCCCACCACATCCCCGGCATTGGCTTTGCGCAGCAGCGTCGAGGCGTCCAGCGCCCCCTCTCCCTTGTTCCATACGAAGTCGATGAACACCGCCTGCTGCAACGGGGTGTAGGTAGACCAGAGTCTGAACATGCCCATGGCCGTGCGCTCGGCGGCCAGGTAGCGGCTGCGCTCGAGCGCGTAGCAGTCGGCCGGCGTGTAGTACCGCCCTGCCACCACGGCGCGGCCCGTTATGCCGTTGCATACAGTCAGGGGCTGGCCCTTGCCGAGCTTGTCCACGTAGGGCGTGCCAATGTGGCGGTAGCTGCTCTCGTAGTAGCTGCCCATCACCATGGCGATCTTAACCGCCTGGGATGTGCCAGGGTCAGCGGCCACGGCCTGGATGTACTGGTTCTGCTCGGCCATGGCCTGGGCGGCAGCTTGCTCGCGCTCGGCCACCACATAGCCGCCGCCTGCAGTCAGCACGGCCAGGGCCAACAGGCCGGTGCGCAACGCGTTTGAGATCTTGCTCATGACTTACCCCCCTTAAGGGCCGCCCAAAAACTGACCGCAGCAGTCGCTAGTGCCACGATGTACCCAAGCGGCTTTGCGACTTTTCCCAGCCAGTTCAAGACCTTCAAAGCGCCCCGCATCGCAGCGAGAAAGTCCACCAACATCGCAACATCCCGCGCCATACCCTCAGTAGCTCGGGTGTTTTTCTCAAGACCCTCTTCAAGCCTCCCCATGCGAGAGTCGCCCGCATCCAGACGCTTGGCAATCTCTGACTGGCTTGGGAGCAAGTCTCCATAATCATCCTGCATCATTACCTCCAGTCTTAAATATCAATCTGAATAAGAGGCAGATCCGGCGCCTCCCCTTCAATCAATCCATCGCGAACAAATACGCGCTGATCCGGCTGGGCAGTGCCTCGTGCATGAACGATCGCGCCACCCAACAGCTCGACCTCAGCCACACCAGCGTCAAACGAGAGAACCACACCAACCTGCAGCGGGCCCTTTCCGAAAAGCGTCTGGAACTGTTTGAATAAATTAGCCATAGCTCACCTCCGGCACTTCCAAATTGATTGATTGCCTAAGCTTTGCGCCGCCATCCCAACCGACACTTGTCCCGCGCACTAAGCCAAGATGGGAATTGGCACCCTCCATATATCGAACGAATGATCCCGGCTTGATAACGCCCGTTTGAGGCAGAACTTGCAGGCTGAGCGTGATCCGCTGCTGCCGGCCAGAGGGGGACAGCTCTGCAATACCGCGCTGGCGAGCAGCATCCATGTCAGTGATGAGCGGATGGGTCACCATGGGCGCAAACCTGTCACCCGCCGTGCCCGCGCGCGTTACCTGCCCCAGCACCCCAGCACCTTCCCCAGCAACGAACACGCTGTTGTAGTCAGCATTCGTCAACCACTCTGTAGCCTCAACCGAAACAGCATCTGCAGGCAGTTGGTAATCCGGCGTTATCGATCCCCACAACCATGACTGCTTTGGATAGCGAGGCAAAAGGCGCAACGTTTGCTCGGTGTTGTGAGGCTGAACATAGCCCCCAACGGCCGAGGCAATATCGGTCAGCGCAGCGATATAGCTGCCATTCAGTGCCCACGAACCTGCAGGCACGATCCAGTCTTCGAGCTTCCAATCGAGCGACCAGCCAATCGGGGCACCATTTATGTTTAGCGCCTGGATAGCCAACTGCTGCGCTGACATGGTGGTGCGACCGACATGGCTGATCATTGGCGCGTAAGGCGCGTCGAGCATTGCCGCCCTACCGCGCCCAGTCACTTCGATTCGCGTCTTGGCGAAACTGCGCTCGCGCGAGAATCGTTCCACCAAAAGGCGATACGGGACGTTGTTGACCACCGCCTCCACCTCAACGGGAGAGCCGTCTTCGGGCTGTATATAAGCCAAGGTCGACGAATGAAGAGACGCCTGCCAAGACCAAGTCCAGCTATCAATATCCAAACTCATACTGAAGCTGTATGCAGGAATTGGCAGGCCATCACTTACTCGTCGCAACAGAATTGAATTCAGCACTATGTAGACCTCCCGCACTGGCACAACAACGGTTTCGATCGGCTCAGGGTCAGTGCCACCCCCTTTGCGCTTGCACACAAAAACCAGCTTCCCGGTTCCATCCCACGCCTCGGAAAACACCAGCCGCGCCACGGTGGCCGGGTCGTAGCAAAGCTCTTTTTCAGGCGGCGCTATCACCGGGGGGAGCGACTCGCCCGAGCGCGGCCAGGTGGCCTCCTGCCAGCGCGCATCCAGGCGCCTGGCCACCAGCCGGCCATCGCCGAAGCTGGTGCGCAACTCGGTGCGGGTCGGGATGGCCTGTTGCCACCTGGCATCCATCAGCGCGCTCAGGTGCAGCGTCTCCTGCCAGGCCGAGGCCAGGCGGGTGCTCACGGGCACGGCCTGTTGCCAGTCGGTGGCGAGGCGCGACTCCAGCCGGATGGTCTCCTGCCAGGCAGAGGCCAGTCGGGTGATGAGCGGCTCGGCGTTCTGCCAGGCCGTAGCCAGCCGCGCTTGCAGGCGCTCGGTCTCCTGCCAGAGAGCATCGACACGGGCGGCTAGCGGCATCGCAGCCTGCCAACTGGTGACCAGGCGCGCCACATGGGCTTCGCTGACCTGCCAGGCGGTAGCCAGGCGGGCCGCGACGGGCACGGCCTCCTGCCAGCAGAACTCCAAGCCCACCCGGGTGCCCCGGAACACCCCAGAGTCATACTGCAGGCCCACATCCCCTTCCATCGCTGGAAAGTCGCCGTCCAGCGCCATGTCATAGGCAATGACCAGGGTGGTGACGCCATCCATCTCGGGAAAGTCGCCATCCACCCCCAGCTCAGCACCAGGCGCCGCACTCGAATCGCCCTCATAGCCGAATACCAGCCGGCCGCTGCCGTCTGCGGGCGCGGTGAAGAGCAGTTTTCCGTCGATATCGGCCACAGCGCCTACCGGATGATGGCCGGCGTCTTGAGCAGCACCACGCCGCCCTCATACACCATGCCGTTGGCAGCACCAGAGAGCCGAAACGGGCCCGCGCCGTCAGCGGCCGTCACCGTGCCGCCGTTGATCTTGTTGCCGTTGCCGTCACACCATTCGCCCCAGGTGGGGGTGCCGGTGATCAGTGCCAGGTCATTGGCGGCCGAGGTCTGCAGGCTGATGTAGCCCTCGGCCGTCAGCACGCCGCAGGGCTTGGCCAGCGTGCGCACTGCCATCAAAGTGCCATTGCGCTCGCTGTACAGCTTGATGCTGGACGGATTGGGGCCCGTGTCGGCCAGCGTGATGCTGGCCTGGTTGCGCACCTTGCGGTGCTCGACTGTGATCTCAAAGGTGGCCATCTCAAGCCTTTACTGCGACCACCGGGCCGCCAGCAGTGCATTTGTGCTCGCCCGTCAGGTCAATGGCGGTGACCTGGTAGGCCACACCTACCTCCAGGCCGGTGGCATGGTAGTAGCCCAGCGCGTCGGAAAAGCCCTCCCAGGCTTTGTAGCCGTCAACCAGGCGCAGCGCCCACACGCGAGCGCTGGCCATGGGCACCTCGGGCGCGCTGGGGCTGGTCTTGAGCATGACGCGGTCGTTGATCACGCCAGTGGTATCTCCGACCAGCCGGTAATCTTGAATCAGATTTGCTGGCGAAGGCATTGGCGTGAGCTGAGTAAACTTGGCAGCAGCTCGACCCTGAATGAACCAAGGACGAGGCTGAGGAACCGTGGGAGTAGCCAGTAGTGCCATCAACTTCTCCACGGTCCGGTGATGTCAATAAGGTAGCGTCCGTTAACTGTCGAGTTGGCATTGCCTGTTGACACGGCAAGCAGCCGCCTGCCAGTGAGAGAACCTGATCCAACCAGCATGTCGCCATCCGCCAATACGCTTGTAACACTCGACTGCGGGATGAACTGAATCCCGGGTATAACCATTCGCGGAGGTGCAGTGGCATCGCCACTCTCCAGTCCGAATATGCCACTCGTTTTAATTTGCCCATCAACCCGGCTTGGTGCAGCACCCATGAATGAGTCCCCACCAGAATAAGTTGCCCTAGTCCCAGTAAATGGCCGCACATCGATCATCACTGACGACCCTAGGCCTGTAAAAGATCGAGGGCAGAAAACTGCCCCAGTCCCCAAGCTGGAAACAGCACTCGCATCAAACGCACCAACTGCAAAGCTAGTGTTCGTCGCCGAACCAGCGGAACTAAGCACAGCGCCCCATGCATCACCGGACGTAGACAGCGAAATAGGATCACCAAAACCACGCGCGGGCGCTGCCATGACATCTCCCGTTGCCGCCCCAACGTAGGGGGAAATGCCGTGCATGAAAAATTTCGAATCACCAACCATCTTCCAGCGGACGGCAGTAGTTCCCGCTGTCGTTGACTTGTGCCAATAACCGCCACCTGAAACCTGCACTGCCGTGGGAAATGCGCCAGTTCCCGTGTCCACATCCGTCATTGACTCGTAGCCTGTTACCCGGGCAACAAGCGCAGCGGTGTCATCCACGCGCAAGAACATGCGATTCCCCGTAGGGTCAACGCTTCGGAACACGCTCACATTGGTCTTGGAGAAAACCTCTTCCCAGCCACCGACTGGCGCATAGCGAACGGTGATGCTGCCCGCAATCGGGCCATTGGCCGCAGTGGTTGTCACGGTGATGCGGTCGCTGGCCGTGGTGAGGACACGTTCCTCGCCATTGAAGCCGGGCGTGGTAGCTCCTGCGAGCAGCACCACAGCGTGCTCATCAAAGCTTTGGCCGCTGGGCAGCATGATGGTGGCGATGCCATCCAAGGCTGTGGCCGACACTGCGGCGGTCGGTGCAAAGCCGGTGATCAGGAAGGTGCGCAGCGCAGCGATCAGCGAGCCGGCCACGCCGCTGATGACCGGGGCGCCGCGCATGCCGCTGTGTGCCCACTTGACTGGAATGTTTGCCATGGTGTGATTTCCTCGAAGTCTTAAAGGGTGGATTCAGGCGCGCGGCCGACATCGCCGTACTGCACAAAAATGGAGTTGTCTTCGATGCCGGCGGGCGTGCCAGGCATCACGCAGCGCACGCAGGCGATCTGCGCTTCTGCCCCCACCGTGTCGATAAAGACGGTGTTGTTGGGGATGAAGCCGCCCGCACCAAAGCCAAGCGCCTTGATGTGCATGTAGGGCGCGCCTGCTGCCCGGTTGAGGGGCTTGGCGTCGGTGTTGGTATTGAAGGTGCCGACCAAGCCAGACTTCTGCCCGTAAAGCTCATAGTTCTGGCTGTCCTTGAACTTGAGCGCCCAGCGCTGGCTGATGGCGCCCAGGTTCGTCACCTCGATGGCGTAGGCGTCGTGGTCATACTTGGCGGCCGCTGGCCCGATGGCCGGGTCCAGGCCGTCGTACCAGGTCACGCCATCCCAGCTCTTTTGCGTGTAGACACGGGTCACCCGTGCGTAGCGATCACCTTGGCGCAGCGCGCTGCTGAAAACCGCGCCCGCAGGGAAGGCATAGCCTATTGGCGTGGTGAAGTGCACCTCGCCATTGATCAGCACCTTGGAGACCCGCAGATAGACGCCCACCCGGCCGATCACGCGCACCTGGGCGGGGTAGCCGGTCAGGTCGTTGAACGTGACGGTGCCCGCGTCCAGGTCTGCCTCGAAGCCGGTGAAGATCTCCGCGCCATCCTCGCCCAGGACGTGGATATGGGACATGCGCTCATGGCCCAGGGCATAGGTCATGCCGACGGTGGGCACAAACGCCGTGCCGCCATACTCGGTGCCGATCCAGCCCGAGTCGCCGCTGCGCACAAAGGGCACCAGGCCATCAGAGGGCAGCGCAGCGGGATCGAGGCCGGTCAGGTTCACATCGACAGGCAGGTAGACATAGGTCACCGCGTTGTAGCGCAGCGTGGTCGGGTCCACGGGCCACGGCCGCCAGATCTTGCCGGCCTCGACCGCGCCGACGTCGGCTGCGCTGTACCACCACTCGGCCTTGTCCGCGTCTGTCAGCTCGGCGGCCAGGACGAAGTCGCCCGTCTGCAGGGCAACGCTGCCGCGTGCAAACACCACCTTGCCGCGCATGTGCGGGCCGGTGATATTGCCCTGGTTGTCGACGTTGGCGGTGAGCAGATTGCCCTTGGTGTCGTTGACGGTCAGCACGAAGCCACCAGGCCCTGCGCGCAGCGGCGCGGACTCGGTGTTGAAAAACAGGCTTGCCGTCGTCCACTGGCCCTTTTGCGTCCACAGCGATATCAGCTGGAAGTCGCCGGGCCCGGTGCCGCCCACCACGTAGTCGGTCATGAGCACGGTGCCGCCCGCGTAATCGATGTAGCCGCTGATAGTGCCCGGCTGGGTGTCGGTGCGGCCCCGGTAGATCACGCCCTCGAAGTCCACATAGGTGGTCGCCATCCAGCGGAACATGACCGAGCCGGCCACAATCCGGTCGGTGGTGAGCGGGCACAGGTCCAGCGTCACGGCGGGCATCACATAGCTCATGGTTTTGGACAGCGGCACGCCGGCGCCCGTGCGGTACCGCACCATGACCGAGGAGCTGGCCAGCATCTGCTCGCCCACCGAGGCGGTGCCGTAGGAGCCGCCCTTGCTGGAGTCCGAGCTGCTCGACCCTTCACCATCGGCCACCGTGCGCTCGAACTCGGCCGCGTCCTGGTGGTCGGACTTATAGCTCTCGGTCGACCTGGTGAAGTCCACCACCTTGATGTTGAGCTGCTTGCCGACATAGTTGACGTTGCCCAGGCCGGTCAGGAAATTGCCCAGCCCGTCGTCGGTTGCCTTGCTGATGGCCACGATGCGGCCGTCGTTGGTCGTGCCCGTCTCGGTCGAAAGCGTGGAGCTTTTCCCGGTGGTGGTCTTGACAGTGAACGGGAGTACTTTGGTTTGAATAGCCATGGTCGGTCGCTCAAGAGGTCATGATCGGGATGTAGCCAGGCTTGTAGCCAATGGCTGGCGGCAGCACGGCGGCCGGCGCTGGCTCGTAGTACTCGGGCACAGGCTTGTAGGTATAGGTGGCCGTGGTGTCCTTGTTAGCGGTGGTGGTCGTCAGGTTGCCGCCCGAGGTGTTGGACACCGCCCGGGCCGTCGCCCACTGCACCACCACCGACTTGGCAGCGGGCTGCTGGGAAAGCGTCATCGCAATGAAGCCGCCCGCGTCCGGCGAGAGGCCGGGGAAGTACTCGGTGATGGTGCCGTCGATCTCGTAGGTGATCTCCATCTCGGCGCCCGGGTCTGGCATGTACTTGGGGCGCACCACCAGCGTGCGGCTGGGGTAGTCCACCACGCCCGTCGCATCGCCCGTCAGCGTGCCGTTGCCGTCCTCGGTGAAGGTGCGGATCACGTTCTGGCTGGTGTAGCGCACAACGATGGTCCCGGGCTTGGCCTGGTCGGAGTCGTTGTCGGCGTCGAGCGTAATGACCAGCTCGGGCATGCGCACATTGGCGCCCTGGCCCGAGCGGTCGGTATAGGCATCTTTAGTGCCCCAGGTGATGGCGATGCTGCTGCCGATATCGGGGATGGCGTTGGTGGTGAGGCTCAGGTCACCTGTGAGGTGGCTCACAGCACCGCCGCCAGAGCCGGTGATACGGCCGGTGCCGTCATCCCGCGCCGTGTAGCGCTGGCCCAGCGTGAAGAAGTCGATAAAGGTCAGGCCGGGCTGCGGCAGCGGGAACAGTCGCTCGACAAAGTTCTTGCCCGCGTTGTTCTCGCCGATGACGATCTGCTTGGTGTGCGGGGTGATGCCAACTTCCACGCGCCGGGGCGACTCGGCCAGCACCACGGTGTAGCGCGAGCTGGGCCGCTGGTCGACCAGGTTGGACTCGGTCCGGTTGTTGGGCACGACCTGGGTGTAGATCGTGGGGAGCTTGACGAAGGTATCGTTGATCCCGCAGGGCAGCTCCAGCCGGCCGGCGCTGTAGAACACGCCCGCGTCGACAAACGTGGTCTCCCGAAACAGCGTCTTGTTGGCGGCACGCGTGAAGAAGATGTCAGGGGGCGAGCCAGGAAAGTCCAGCGTCAGCGGGTTCATCAGCTCGATCACCGACAGCTGCGCATCAAACGTGGTGGCCTGGCCGTTGACGACAACCGTGTATTTGCGGATCTCGGTCTTGACCGCCTTGACGGTAATGCGCTGGCGGCGCTCGCTGGCCTTGCCCTCGTCGTAGATCAGCAGGAAGGTCAAGCCGATGCCAGGCGGCACCATCTCTGGCCGCTGGAAAATCGAGATCTGCCCCATGGTGGCAAAGTGGTCCTGCAGCAGGTAGCCGCCGAACTCCGGCCCGGCCGCACGCATGCGCTCGATGCGCGCTGCAATATCGGCGCGAGTGGCGAATGAGTCTCCCAGCGACAGGATGGTGACTGCCACACGTGGGTCGCTCGGAGGGTTGGCCACGATCACGTTGGCGCCCTGCAGCATGGTGCGGTCTGCATTGCGCAACACGCCGAAGATGCTGTAAATCTCCACGCGGCCATTGACCCGCGAGTCGAGCGGGATGTCTGGGAAGATCTCATTGGAACGGCCAGAGGTCAGCAGCTTGGCCGAGGGCGGGCCGCCGCCTTCTTTAGCGTCGACCATGCGGGCCGACTGTGCGAAGCGAATGTCGCCAAATAGAAGAGTCATTGCTACACCGTGATGAGTTTGAAGGTTGCGTAGTAGGGCTGATCGCCTTCTGGCAGTTCAGGCCGACCGATTGGAGCTGCCGTAATGGCCTCGTCGTCCGCATCGAACTGAACGTCAAACACACGGCCATCCGCGAGAACGAGGGAATGGGTCACCAGCGGCTGATTCGCAAGCGTCATCACCTGCATGAGCACGTCACGACTTATCCAGCCTGCACCCTCTTCTGCCTGCAAGGTGATGGGGCGCCCTGCCTTCTTCATGCCAACATCCAAAAGGAGCGCACCCGTGGTGCTGTATTCCTTGTCCTTTTGAACTGCCAGCCAAGAAAACTCATCGACCCATACCATTCCACGAGGAATTTGCAAGCCACCTAAGGTGTGAAACTTTTCGGTCATTGCGCCACCTTCGCGGCAAAATCCAGACGGCCCAGCAGGCGCTTGAGATCGGCATCAGTACCATCCACGGTGTTGACACTGAATTTCTCCTGCGAGCCGTTGTAGACCAGGGTGATGTTGTTGACGACAGTCGTGGTGCTGCGAGTCGGCGCGGCCACAGCTGGTGCAGCTGCAACTGGGGCATTGGCTGCAGCCTTTTGTTCGCTCTCTTGCTTGGCTTTGGCAAGCGCATCATCCTTGCCCTTACCGTTCATGAAGTAGTCTTGAACCAAGTTGCCAAGGGCATCCGACAGGGTGTTGCCGCGCCACTTGTTTTGGCCGGCATTGTTGTAGTACTGCACGTTGCCTTGGGCGTCCGTGAAGTCTTTTGCGGCGTTGCGGGCCGACTCTTCATCCAGGCCGCGCTGCTTGAGCTCATCGACAATCCGCATCCAGGTCCAGCCGCCGGCGCTGCGGGTGTCGTGCCCCATGTTGTCCGTCTGCTGCATGGCAAGCTTTTGCTTTTCGGCGGCAATCTCCGCCTTGCTGCCAGCATCCTCAGCAGCCGCCCCCATATCCTGATAGCCAGCCGCCGCCTCTCTAGCAGCCGCGCCCACACCTGCCGTCGCTTCTGCAGCCTTTTCCATGGACTGGATCGATGCCTTACCTGCCGCATCCACTTCAATCCTGAAGCCTCGCGCCCTAGCTTCGGCTTGAAGTGCAGCAGTCGCAACACCGTTATTGGCGGCTATTGCTTTTTCTGCATATGCCTTCCACGCATTCGCCTTGTCAGCCAAGGTCGTATCGGTCGATTTATTGATGAGGTCGAAGCTGTTCTTGAAATCCCTGGCGATATTGTTCAGGGACTCTTGGCTCTGAATACCCAAAGTCGTGAAAGCTGCGGCAAGCTTCTTTGCTGCATCATCAGCAGCAGCACCCTGCTTCTTGAATTCATCGGTTACACCACCAGCAGCCTTAGCTATCTTTTCCTGTAGCTGAGCTGCCAATTGCAAATCGCCAGAACCGATTGCCGCACGGTATTGAGCAGTAAGCTCTGCAAGAGCAGCCTTTTGCTGCGCATCGGCATTCGCCTTATTGAGGCCAGCCTCTGCCGCAGCAACAGCCTTCATTGCCACGTCGTCAATGGCCTTTGCCGCCTCCCTATTGGCATCAGCCAGTGCTTTCGACTCCCCTCGGCTCTGGGCCATCGTATCCGTGAAGCGCCCGAATCCAGCCTGCGCCGTGCGTGCAGCCTCCGTAGCGTTGTTGAAGGCGTCCGCAGCCTTATCAGCTAGAGCCTCAGCCGCAGCACCTGTTGCACCGGCGGATATCTCCACCTCTTTGGCAAAATCCGCAAACTGCTTGGATACGTCGCCAAAGGAGATCTTGGCCATCCCCTGCAGCAACAGGGCAAGACCTTCCTGTATTTTTGCAAGGACACCAGCCGCTGTTGCGCCCAAGAGATACAGTACGGACATGACGGTATTACCACCCGCCGACATCACCCCGTATGCGGTCTGCATGATGGCTCCCGCAGCATTGGCCTTGTTGCCAATGGCCTCGAAAGCTGCACCCGCCTCATTGGCCCACGTCTGAATCTTGGTTGTCAGGGCATCCAGATCAAAGCTGGCGACGAACTTGGTCACCCAATCTATGCCCGCCTGAAATGCCTTGGCAATGGCATCACCCATCTTGCCGATGGTTCCATCAGCCACCCAGGCGCGGAATGTTTCCGAGAGCTTCTCGACTCCTGCCTGCAACACTGGGAGCACAGGCTTAGTCAGCGTGTTGGTAACACTTGTCCAAGCCTGAGACATTGCAGCGAGACTGCCATTCAGGTTGTTCTTCAGGATGTCCGCAAAACTCTGGGCGCTGCCACTCGAATCCTGCAGCTCCTTTTTCAACCCGGACAATGCCGCCATACCCTGGTTGAGCAGCGACCGCAATGCTGGACCAGCCTCAAGCCCCACCGCGTTGATGGCCTTGCTACCTTTTGGACCCGCTGCCGCAAGCTGCTGCAAAGCCTTTTCGAAATCGTTGGTAGTGATACCGGCGGCCGAAAGCTCCTGGCGGAATTTGCTGGCTGGATCGGCAAACTGGCTCATGATCGAATTGAGCGCTGTACCCGCCCGGCTTGCGTCAATGCCTGCGTCTGCCAATTTACCGATAATGGCCACAGTACCTTCAAGGCTTACACCCAAGGTACGGGCAATGGGGGCCGTGTAGCTCAACGCCTGGCCAAGGCCATCCACACTGGTGTTGGTGGCATTCGCACCCTTGGCCAACACGTCCGCCACGCGCGCGGCATCAGTAAATGACAGGCCCATGCCCATCACAGTCTTGGTGACGTAGTCTGCCGAAGCCCCCAGCTCTATGCCGCCTGCAGCTGCAAGCTTGATTACTGCAGGCAGCGCCTTGACCGCATCGGCGGCCGACAAACCGGCTTTACCCAGATTTTCAAGCGCACCAGCTGCCTCAATTGCAGTGAACTGCGTCCCCGATATAGCTTTTGCGATGGCGCCTTCCATCGTCTTCATCTCCGCGGCAGTAGCGCCAGTCGCCGCCTCCACCTTGGACATGGCAGCTTGCAGATCGGCCGCACCCTTGACTGCGCCGACGAACGCCTGCACACCGAAATATGCAGCAATGCTCGCCCCCACCAACTTGATCTTGTTGCTCAAGCCGTCGAACACCGCAGACGCATTGTCTTTGGCGTTGATCAGAATGTTGATGGGTTTAAATGCCATGCGATATGTGCTCTATGGTTTGCATTGCCGTCAGCGGGCACTAACAACAATGCAAACCACCCGGCCGGCATGGCCTGGCCAGGATGGTTTGGCTCAGCCAGTTAGTCGGTAGCCAGTCCGTCACCGGCTACGTAGACAGCACTACCGTTGGCAGGCTTGAGAATGTCGATCGTGAAATCGATCGCCATGAAGTCGTCTTCGGTATTGATCAGCGCGAAGTCACCGTCTGGAGCCAGAGTCACCTTCGGGAAGTACCAGTCACGGTTAGGGCCATCTGCGTTGTCCGGTACGATGCGCAAAGCACCTTCCTTGCTGATATCAGCGCCGGTCGAGATGACCAACCGCTTGCCAGCAGTCGGCGTGTAGGAAACGGAGATTTCATCTCCATCCATCACCAATCCACCGGCCAGAATCTGCAGGCGCGCATTTTTGAGATCGATATTGAAATCGACGCCTTCCACTAGCGGGGTGGTACCGTCTTCAGCCTTGGCTGAAAAGGCGGTAATGTTTTTGATACCCAATGGGTTATCCGGAGTCATGCCCAGCTGATAATTGCGGCCTTGTCTAACGGTCATTTTTTTGTCAGCAACAGCTGTTGCATCGACAGTGACTTGCTTGGCATCCGCACCCAGATAAAGGATGACATTGCTATTAGCAATATTGTCGACAGTGACTTTGCCGGTGCGCGACACGCTGGTCGTCTTTGTTTTATCGATGGCCGTCTCAGCGGTTTCAGATGACCTGTGCTCAGCCTTAGAGCTTTCAACACTGAATGTGAATTCAGGCGTATTGCCAAATGGGACCTCGCCAACGTACTGGCCATTTTCGATAGGGTCCCAGTAAGCACGGCCACGCGGCACGGTGTACTTGTTTTCGGTATGAGTAATGGGCATAGAGCCTCCTATGACTGCTGGCCTTGGTATGTGGCCGATGTTTGAAATAAAGAAGTAATTCCGTAGACTCCGTCAGCAAACTGACCGGGACCCAGGGGCTGGGCATTTTGGAACTGCATAGCGCCCCAGCGGCGCCCCAACTGCGTGCCAACGCCCCAGTTATGCAAACAGCCCAGTACTCGATCGAAGCACTGGTCAATTCGTTCTGCGGACTCGCCGCTGACTCGACCAACTACATCCACAACCCATCCAGCGGAGATACGAACGGCGCTGCTCGTGGTTCCCGGTGTTTGCCCCTGATCGATTCGAACAATCACCAGAACCCCACCGACAGGGACTTCACGATTCCCAGTACTGCTCACACCGCGCACGCTCACGGGGTAGCCAGCAATTGAGGCCAGCTCGCCCTCAAGCCGCTGCACAATGATTGGTTCAAGGCCGAGCATTAGAGAACCTCACTGGAGAGCAATAGCAGGACAAGACCGTCGCCATCGGGCTGTGCGCTTTGCACGCTGTAAGGACGGTCATCAATATGCAACTCGTCGCCCCGCTGCAAGGACCCAAGCATTTCCGCTGAGCCCTTGCACTGCGGCGACCGGCTGTCGACATCGCCCCCGAATGCATCGCCATAAGGCGACTCAAAGATCACCCCGAACGGCTCGCCCCCGTCCACGCGAGCAACCGCGTTAGCCAGGCGCTGCATCACTGCGGCGTTAGCGCGCTGCTGGATGGCGGCGAAAGGGGCGATGCTGGCGACCATTTGCCTTAGCCGTTGAGCTGCACGCTGATGGTGGCGGCATCCGCCGCAGCCGGATAGGCGGCATAGCCGGCAGGCGTGTTGCTGGTGGCCGTTTTGGTGATCAGGCCTTCTGCCGTCAGGTAGACCAGATCGCCCTGGCCCAGCTCGTCTGCGGCCACCTTGGGCAAAACGGCCACACCAGAAACGCGCACGGCGCCCAACTGGTTGGCAGCCAGCGAGTTGACGACGACGCCTACGCGCTTGCCCAGGGCCACGGGGGTTCCGCCTGCCACAGCTGCGGTCGGGGTGTAGTCCAGCACATCCCCGGGTTGCACAAAGTTCTTCATGGATTAACTCCTGTTGCGTTGACTGCACCCAGCCGACCGGCTGGGCGCCGAGGATTACTGACCTGGGTTCTTGGCCAAGCCGCGGAAGTTGAGGGGCGAGACGCCGGCATCGATGCGCACCTTGAATTCGGTGCCGTCAACCGTCCAGCCCTGCTGCTGCTCCAGGTATGGCGTTTGGTTGCCATCCAGGTAGTTCACCTCCACGGTGTCGTACAGGTCGGGATCGGCCGCGCCGTACCAAGCCAGCTTGGAATTGGCATCCAGGCGCGCATCAGCGATCACCTCGAACGACTCACGCACGATGTTGGGCACCGTGTTGTTCTTGGCACTTGCGCCGACGGCAAATTCGGAAGCTCGCACGGTGTTCGCGGCGCCGCGCAGCGAGACCGGGACCAGCAGGTACTTGAGCGGCACATTGGTGACGTGGCCGTCCTTGGTCTTCTGCAGAGCCATGGCCGACTGCATGGCGTCAACGCTGTCAGTGGTGATGCCAGCAGCAGGCAGGAGGTTGCCATGGTCAGCATGGAACAGCGTCTTTCCGTCTTCATCCATCACTGGGTTGCCGTTGAGTACGGCATAAACCAGATCAGCCACAGTACGGATAGCGGCACGGCCCATGGCCCGCGGGATGGCCGCGAACGCGCCCAGGTCGTCGTTGATGATGGCCTGGCGAGTGATCGAGAACATCTTGCCGTAGGTGGCCAGCACGACGCTCTGGCCGCTCTCGCCGATGGTGCCCGACTTGTACTCGCCACCTTCTGGAACCAGATCCAGGTTTGCGAAGGCACCCAGCGAGACACGCTTGGAGGCGCGAAAGTCGTTCAGCGTGCCCGCACGCGTCCACCGCTGGAAGGTTTCTTCCGCCTCGGTGTAGCCTTGCGACAGCGCGCTGCGTGCGACTTCCTGCAGCAGCAGGGGGAAGTCACTGGTGGAATGCGTGAATGCGCTTGCCACCACTTGCATCTTGTCGCCAACGCCCACGCCGGCACGAGAGGCACTTGCACGGGCCATCTCCAGCAGGGTATGGCCGCGATACGGATTGGCACCGTCTTGCTTACCCAGGCCGGCACGGGCCAGCAGAGCCTTGACCTTGGCGGCGCGCTGCACATCAGCTTCGTCAGCCACGGTCACGACAGAGCCAGCAATGGATTCGACGCCTTTGGCCATATGGGCCAACAGCTTCTGACCCGCTGCAGCGACAGTCGTCGTGCTGTCGTCCTCGCATTGGCGCTGCAGTGCAGAGACGCCCTCGCGCTGCGAGAAGGGCGCAAACTGAGCGGCAATGGCTTGGCGACGTTCCTTGTCTGCCTGCAGGGCGGCCTGGGCGATTGCCTGCGGATCCTGCGCGGCAGGAGCCACAGGGGCAGCGGCTACGACAGGAGTCTGCACCGCCTGGGTTTCGGTTTTATCCATGGATGTTTCCTTGGTTGGAATCGCGGCGGTGGCCGCACGGGGTTGCACCACGGCCGCCGGCTGGCGGCTGTAGCGGGCTTGCGCTGCATCACGCACATGGGCGGATGCGGCAATGGGAAGGGGGTCGGAGATTTCGTCAATCAGGCCTTGAGCAAGTGCCTCTTGAGCGGTGAAGTAGTGGTCTTTGCCATCGGCCAGCCAGGCGTCGATCTCGGCCTGCGCTACGCCCTTGGCGACAAAGCTCGTCGCGATGGCCGCGCTGTGCTGATCGAGCGAATCCGCGTAGTCACGCATCTCCGCTGCATTGCCCAAGATGCCACCCCAGGGGGCATGCACCATCATCAAAGCGTTGGAGGCCATGCGGCGCGTGCTGCCCGCCTGTGCGATAAGGCTGGAGATGCTGTATGCGCATCCGTCAACTTCCGTCACCACATGGGCCTTGTGACGTTTGAGCGCGTTATGGATGGCAATCCCGTCAGTAACGCTGCCGCCGTAGCTGTTAATGCGCACTGTCAGCTCGGTCACGTCCAATGCTGCGATTTCGCGGACGAAGTCTTTGGCTGCAATGGTTTCATCCCACCAGCTTTCGCCGATGTCACCATAGATCAACACCTCTGCAGCGCTTTGAACGCCTGCAGCGGCCGCAGCGATAGCCGTCTTGTGACGGACGGTGTACCAGGGTTGCGCTTGTGCTGTAGACATGAAAAGAGCCCATTGATTTCAATGGGCTCAAGTTTCTAAAAACGCTCCTGAAATTTGTACTAAAAGATTGCAGTATTTTTAGAACTCACTCCGCATCGTCTGGCTGCGCTTTGGCGGCACCTTGCATGGCAGTGTCGTTGGCGGCATCGCTGGCGAACACCAGCCCTCGGCCATCCACATCCTTTCGCCATGCCGAGATCTGGTCGAGCACGTCGCGCGGATTCTGGCCGCGCTTGCGGATGACTTCCACCTCGCTGGCAAATCCGTTCTTGACCAGCTTCTCCATCGCCATGGCTTCCTTGTAGGGGTCGATCCAAGGCATGGCCTGGCCCACAAACAATGCATCGTCCGAGTTTTCCAGAGGAACGTCCTTAGGGCAGCGGACGACACCCGAAAGATGCGCTGTGCGAACAAAGTTCTCCCACACCGGTTGCACCAGCATGCTGACGAACTCATCGGCCAGCACCGCGTAGTGGATCCATTGCTCGACCAGCTCTTGCCGCTGCGCACTGTAACTGCCGTCATAGTCACGGCTGATGCTGCTGTAGCTGGCCCCCATGCCGGCGGCCACCGCTTTGAGTTGGCCAGCACGCCAGGCAACCAAGTTGGGGTTGGGACGTTTGGTGTCAATCATCCCGATCTCTTCACCCACTTCCAGGGTGTCGATGATCATGCCTGGCATCATCTCCAACTCGCGTACTGGCCTTTGTCCATCAGTATTCGTCGCGGCACCACCAGGCGGTCCGCCCTCCCCACCATACTGCTCATTGCGCTTCACATAGGCAGTCAGGCTTGCAGCAACCTTCGCAGCAATGCGCTCGCTTTCTTCGAAATCCTTGAGGTCTTCGAGCCGGGTGATGACGCTGGCGAGCTCGCTCATCCCACGGTACTGGTGCAGGCGATCAATGGTGGCGACATGCAACATGCGATCGGCGGGCACCACCTTGGTGGAGAGGTTGAAAACCTCGCGCGGATCACCCTTGAAGCAGTGGTAACCCACGGGGCGCCCCCAGGCATTGCACTGAACCCCTTGCCGCAGGTTGTTGCCTGGGTCGCTCATGTCGAGCGGGACAAAATCAGGCTCCAGCAACTCCAGAGAGTACGGCACGGCAGACCCATGCTCCAGCGAAGCCAGCGGGCCCATGATCTGCTGGGCAAATGCCTCCCCGTCGCGCAACCAGGTATAGGCCATCAACCGCTGCGCCAATGGCCAGCGCAAGCGATGGGTGACTTCTGGCTTTTTCTGCCACAGCATCCAGGCCCCACGGAGCTGATTGGCATAGTCCTCATGCACCTCGCCTTTGGAGGTGCGCGGCTGCGGCTCAATGCCGATACCGTTTGCACCGACGACGTTATTGACAAGTACACGCAATGCGCCCCGGACAATATCGTGGTTGCGCTCGAGATCTCGCGCCTGGGCCCGCACAGCTGACGCGCTGGCCTGGACCATCGCATTGATCGATCCCACCGCCTGGCTTGACAGGCGCTGGCGGCTTGGGCGGGCTGCCTCGTACTGCGCCATGACATGGCGCGCCTGAGCGCGCCGCAGACCCCAGCGAGGACTGACGGCCGTGATGACTTGGTCAAGGTAGTTCATAGACGACGCCCAAACGTGGCCACGGCAAAACCCTTGCCGCCAAAGGTGGCGCCAGCAGCGCCCTGCTCTGCAGCCACTTTCTTCTCCCACTCTTTACGGCCAGCTCGAATGCTTTCGAGGTCAGCCAGGGTGTGGGTGCGGCCGTTGAAACTGATGGATTGCCCGCTGAGCACTGCAGATTCGGCCTGCAGGTACTGGCTGAGCATGTCGGTGGCTTGACTCATGCGTTGGTTCCTCTTCCGCGCGTGGCGGCAACGCGCTTGAGCGTAAACACAAGCCCCTGAAATTTGTACTAAAAGATTGCAGTTAGTGGCCTTGCTTGGCCCGGGCGATCTGGTAGATCCGCCGCTCGGTCAGCCCATACTTACGCTTCAGCCCCGGCAAGCTATTGGGGCCCGAGAATTCGCGGCGAATTGCCTCGTCCCTCGCCTGTTTATCGAGCAAGACAGGCACATACCAACTGCCGCCACCCATGCGCTTGCGCATGCCGCGCACAACGGCCTGGGCCTTGTCAGCCGCTTCACCGGCAGTCATCCCCAAGTCCTCACGCAAGATGTCAGCCATCTCCACTTCGAGCTGGACCGCCATGTCTTCGCTGCGACCTGGCGTGAGGGTGGTGATTTTTGTAGGAGTGTTCATCGTCGGTTCAACCATGACTGGCTTGCAAAGCGACTGCTGCGCGCAGGGGGCACAACAACCTGGGATACATCGGGAACGGATACGGCCTGCGCGGGCGGGCTGCCAGGCATAGAAAAGAGATCGACCGCCGGCTGCACCATGGCCTCCAGCTGCTGCCAGCGGGCATCGGTGTATTTGTGGATACCCAGACCCATGGCGGCGTGCATCGCGTAGTTGCGGCAGTCCAGCGCTTCGTTGCGCGGGCGGCGCTTAACCCACACATAGACCTCTTTCCCGGCCTTCTTGGTCAAAATGCGCTGCTCTGCCGTGAGCTGCTCGAAAAACTCGCGGGGAAGCTGGTTGCTGAAGTGAACACACCCAGGTCCTGGATCGGCAATGGCCAACTGTCCGAGCAGCAGGTCCTTCGCCGTGTCGACGCCAACCGCCCACAGCTTGATGCCGCGCGCGATCTTGGCGCCACGCCAGTTGATTTCCTGCAAACTGCTTGGCCCAAGGATCGGGATGTTTTCTTCGCCGCGTCCCTTGATCGCCCGCAACTGTGGCAACCGGGTCTGCTGAGCGCGCACCCAGTTGTATACAGACTGGGTCTGGTCCGAGCTGTCGATGCTGATAGCCGACAAACCCAGGGTCGCGCCGCTCCAGGCGTGCGTGTAGCGCTGCTGGAGGTATTCAGCAACTGGTTCCCAGTCACCCTCACTGGCGGGATTGCCGTAGATGATGTGGTGGTCGACCACCCAGCTTTCCAAACCACGGCCCCAGGCCCAGACGGTGAGCTCCCACCGGTCGCGCTGTACGTCAACCCCCGCCGTCAGCAACAATCCGCCCAAGGGGATGGTTTTGAGGGCGTAGGGTTCGGCACGCTGCTGGAGCGCATTCTCGTCAGTGCTGTCGCCTTTGATCTCCCAGGTGTCGCCCAGCGTCTCATTCGTGAAGCTGGTCATCGGCCCCACGTCGCCAGCCTGCAAGGCTTTGTAGGCCTTCTCGAACTCATCGACGATGCTCACCCAGGTTCTCTGAGGGCTGTATGCAGACCAGATGTGGACGCCCAGGGTGCGTGGCGGCTTGCACGGCACGTTCCGCGCATCGCGCCAGACTCGGTCGGCACCATAGCGCATGCCGGTCTTCTGGCAGACCCAAGTCCCCACCATGGGCGAGCCACCACGCAAGTAATCGGCCTGGGTGATGGATTTTCGGCAGTGAGGGCAGACATGGCGCACAGTCTCCGGCTGGCCACGCTCCCACTTGAAACCGTGCAGAAGTTCTTTGCCACCCCACACAAGAGGATGGTCAAGCCCACAGTGGATGCAATCGATGTGGTATCGCACCAGGCTGTCAGCATCCTCGCAGGCGCGTTCCACATGGCACAGCCCCTTGATGCGCGGGGTGCTTCCACCGACAAACTTCGGATACGGAGCTCCTTCCAGACGGCCCTTGGCCAAGCCACCTGGATCGCCAGACTTCTCGATACTCTGGTCAAAGGCTGACCACTCATCAAGCATGGAGACGGCCACGGTGATCCGGCGATAGGCACGCGCCGCCTTGCCGCCCAGCAGGTGCAGAACGCTGTCACGGAATGGCTTGTACTTGATGGTGTCTTCGATCTTGCCGCCAGTGCGACGCGCCTTGCGGATCGCCTCAACACCGTCGAGCACTGGCTCTATCTCGCTCTTCACATAGCTGTCACGGTCGTCGTCCGTCGGCTGCCAGATGGCCTGTTTGCGGCGTCGATGCGCGATGTTGTAGGCCACAAAGCTGGTCAGCATCTTGGTATAGCCGACACGCTTGGACTTCTTCACATAGAGTTCCTCTATGCGGTCATCGCTCATAAAGTCGAGGATGCCCTCTTGAAAGGGCCAACCCACCCAGCCACCTTTTTGGTGGCTGGATTCCCCGGCCAGGATGAAGTGCTGAGCGGCCCACTCACTGAGCGTCTGCGGCACCTCGGCTCGCATGCTTGACAGCCCCAGCGCCACGGCTGACTTGATGGCCGCTACTGCTTCGGGAGATAGTGGCGCGCCCATCAGTCGTGATCCTCCATCACGGCAGCCTCATCCTCAACATCGTCGGCCAGCTCATCGACCTTGTCGGCCACCAGCTTGGCCGTGCTGCGCAGCCACTCGTTGCGCGCCTTGGCCACCACGCTAAGCACCACTGCTCGGGCATCTTCCGGCAGATCAGGACAAGCCTTGCGCAGATCGCCTTCGAGCTGGTCCATACGATCCACGACACCGCTGGCAGCCTGGCCAAGCACATCAGCCAGAATGCCAATAGGCGCAAACTCACCGCTGGCCACCTTGTTCTTCATGGCCTGGGCAATGCGCTGCTCGCGCGCCAGGGCAGCACGCTCCTGAACAAGGTCCAGGCCGCCGGCACCATCAGCACCAACACGGCCAGCGGCCTGATCGCGCAGGCGTTCACAGTACGCAATCAGCCATCCCGCACAGGTGTCACCGCGCGCAATCACGCCCTCGCTGACCAACTGGCTGACCCGGGCCTCACTCACACCGATGATTTCCGCAAATTCTGCTTGCGAAATGAGAGCATCCAAGCAAGGTACTACCTTCACTTAACCCCCTTAGGAGCACCGCGCAACAGTCCGAGGACGTGGCGCGAATTACCCGCTTCAGAGGGAGCCAGGAGGGACCCACGGTCGACTCGGACTGATGACTCTATGGAGAAATTCACATCCATCTCACACCCCCGCCGCTTCACGGAAGCGAAAGCGCACGCGTCGCTGAAGGAAGTTGTACAGGTCCGCCTTGTCAGCAATGCGTTGCATGGACAGCCTTGGCTTGTACGAGCCGCGCTTCACAAACAGAAGCACAGGTTGAACATCGACACCGCCCGTGCCCGATGCCGCCCAGATGCCAGGCGACAATGTGCTGGCACGCTGGTCCGGGCTACCCTTAGCCGTAGTGCGCGCACCACCACGCAGCTTGCCGTAGGAGACGAAGTAGCGGCGGCCCGCTGACTTCTTCGTGCCATGGTGGATGCGCCCCTTGGTCTTGTCCGTCATGTTGGCCTTGTAGCCCTGCTCACCAAATGACTGGAAGTAGGAGAGCAACTGGACAATGAAGCTGCCCTTGATGTTGCCGTATCCGTCCGTGCTGCCCGGGAATGGCGATTGAGGCACGACTGTCTGGAAGCCAGCCGGCAAGATACCCACGCGGCGCAATGCCACTTCACTGCGCTTATCCACCCGCGTACCACCCCACTCCTGCGCCTGCAGAATCTTCTGGGGGTCTATGCCTTTGCCACCAAGGTACGTCGGCTCAATGGTCACACTGAGTCGCTGGGCCGTGGCACCCTTGAATCGCGGACTGCGCAGGATGTAGGGCGTGGGCTTATCGAACACCTGCGCCATCTCAGCCCGCATCGCGCGGCGCCCCTCGAAGCCCGTGTCGTTCATTGCCTTGGCAAATGCCTGGGCAGCCCGCCCCTTGCTCAGCCCTAGCAATGTGGACATGACCTCATTGGCACCAGTGATCTCTGCGGAAAAGCGGACGCTCATGCACGCACCGCCTTCCCCAAAACCTCCAGCGCCATCTGCTTTGCACGGTAGCTGACAGCCTCGCCACGATCTGCCCTGGCCAGCACTTCACGCGCCCAGCCCTTGCTGTCAGCGGGCACACGGTGGCTGACGATCTGCTGCAGCTGCTCGCGCACCTTGCTCAAACGGGCAGGTGAGACGGCAGGCCGCTCCAGTTGGCGGGTGGCTGGCCGAGGCGCAGCACCACACAGCTGCCGGAACTGAGGCGCCAACACAGGGACATCGGGCAGATTCTCCAGCGCCCACTTAATAGCAGCCGGATTTCCCTCGTACTCGCGCAGAACACGCGCCCAATCCGCATGCACGAGGTGCATTTTCAAACCCTCATACTGGGCTAGAAAACGGCGGCCATAGCGAACCTGGCAAGCCGAGAAAATGCCATAGATCCACATCAACGCCGGATCTCGTGGCACGGCATCCTGCTGAACATCTTGACTTTTCATCGTGCAATCTCCAGGTGTTTCGCACCACGCGCCACAGCGCTATCAAAAAATGCAAACCCGTCTATAGGGTCCAAACCAGTGGCCGGATCGGCAGCTGCTGCAAAAGGCGCACCTTCCGCCACCCTCTCCCGCGCAGCCTTCTGCCAGGTCGTTTCAACGGGCGCAGCAGCCGCAGCGCTCTGGCTTGCAAGCACACGGTCCACATACGCCGGGAGGTAGGCAATGCCCTCACGGGCTTCTGCGCGGGCCTTGCTGCAAGCGCGGCGCATCTGCCCAACGCTGACGCCACTCGCCACCCAGGACGTTGCCAGTGGCCAGAACTTCTGGCGGTCCTGGCGGTTGGTGGGGCTGACCTCGACACCGAACTCATTGCCAAACACAGCAACCCAGTCGCCAACATGCTGTGGCACATCGTCGTCGGCGCTTTGCGCTTTTGGAGACGAAGTCTCTTTTATGTATTGGTTCTGGTTCTGGTTCTGGTTCTGGTTAGTTGCACCGTTGTTCAACGGTCGTTCAACGGTCGTTTCGTTGTCGTTGGTGCATTGCTTTTGCTCCTGAGCAGCACCACTGTCACCACCGGGCGCGCCGCCTCCAGTAGATGGAATATCCTTGCGGGCAGATGAACGAACACCGCGCTCGGTAGCCTTGCTACGCCTAGCTTCTGCGCTCTTCTTGCCAGCAGCACTGGCGCTCTGCACCTTGCCTCGATAGGCTTCAATCTCGGCGTCGCAACGATCGTTGTGCCAGCCGTCATCCTGCAAGACGAAGAACTCATCCAGGACGCCGGAGAGCGCTGCACACTGCTCTTCACCTTGCGCAAGAACAAGACGCGCCAACTTCTGCAGGTCTGCGTTCAACGGTCGCTCAGTGTCGTAGTACAGATCAAGCAACTCCCTGTACAACGCCCGTTCAACGAACGTTAAATGGCGGGTCGCACTGCGGAAGTCGCCAATATGGTGGGGATAGTGGTTCACTGAGCTACCCCTTACGCCAACAATCGCTGTTGCTGGGCAACGGGCACCACAGGCTTGATAGTCTTGCCGGTCACTGCGCAGGCGCGCGCCTGGCCGCGCTCAAGCACGCCTTTGGTGATGAGCTTGTTGATGGTGCTGCTCACCGTACCCTCGCCGATCCGTTTGTTGTGCAAGGCCTCCCAGCGCTGGCCCAGCTCGCGGGCGGAGACATCCTTGCCGCCGTTGCGCACCACCCCTTGCACGATTTCCAGCATCTCACGCTGCAGCCGCGCCAACTGCTCACACGACTGCTGGGCAAATGCCTCTGCCTTCGTGTCATTCGTAGTCAATACATCAAGCATTGGAATATCCTCTCTACATGCCCGCATCACGCTGGGGCACGCGGGCTGCAATTGCTGCAGCCAGCTGGTTTGCAGCGGCAATCGCCTCCTGCACCGCATAGTCCACACGGCGCTGTGCAGCGCGGCCCACCAGGCCACGGCGGCCACGCGCCTCATTCACTGCATCGCCGATGGCGTGCGTCAGATCGGCCTGCTTGAGCTGCCAATGCACGAAGACATCGACAAGATCAGCGCTCGCGGCCGCAGTGCTTGAGCGCTGAACGGTGTAGCCCTCTTGCGCGGCCCACGCGAACAGAATCCCCCGGCTGTTTGTCACACGCTGCATCAGCATCGCGTCACGCAACGTCAGGTGGAATCGCTCGTTGTTAGGGTTCAGCTTGTGTTGCAAGGTGCCTGCAACCACGCCCATCGCTTTGGCAATCTGGGCAACGCCACCCTTGTGGTTCTGGGCAATCAGGTAGGCCGCATCCAGCGGGTCCATCCCGTTGAAGCGACGTGTATCGCCTTGCGCGTCGTTTTCGACGTATCCACTGGGGCCGCCTGCTGAGAGACTGAAAGCATTCATCAATCAGCCCCCAGAAGGAAAGCCGACATGACCACCACCATGACCGCAGCCACAGCAGCCGACCAGATCAGCGCCATCGAAATATTCTTGGAAAACTTAGTGATCCTGATGGAAGCAGAGTGCGCAGACTTCACGATCGCGAAGCTCGACCAGTGGCTGGACCTCTGCACCCAGCGGATGATTGCCACCGGCAGCACCAGCCCCGGGACGATTGGGGCGCTGTGGGCCATGCAAGCCCGAGTGCTGGGGGTATAGCCATGCAGCAGAACGCACTCAGCGCAGAGTGTGCGCGCACTGATAGGCACACCGGCAAAGGCTTCAGCCACTGGCACTCGGCCTACTGCCAAATCCTCACTGGCTAATTGCTTGTGCAAATTTGGGTCAGCGCGTGAACTAAGCATCGGGTGAATCCTGCGTGTGCAGCCCTTGAGAGCTAGGCTTGGCGAGGATTGTTCGCAATGCGGGCTGATCGGCCAGCAGTCGTCCATCTGTTGCCAGTTGAGCTTGATATTGGCGACCCTCTGGAATCTGATCGCTCGCCACCCACTCCGCCACAGTTGATGGCGCACAACCCAGCGCACGAGCTACACCGGTTGCAGTTCGGAAAAAAGATATGAGATCACTGGGCTTCATTGCTGAATTATCAGCAAACCGAATTTACCTGTCAATCAGAAAACCGAATTTTTCTCAGCGGATCATTGCCACATGACATCTACACCTCACTTCGATTCTTTCGGTGATCGCCTCGACTGGTGGCTGAAATATCGCGGCAAGACTCAAAAGGAGTTGGCGATAGCTGTCGGGATAGGTCAACCGGCTCTGAATGAGCTGATCAAAGGTCGCTCGGCTGAGCCGAGGGCCGGCGCCTTCATAAAGATCTGTCGAGAGTTGGGCCTCCGGCCGGAATACCTGCTTTGGGGCGAAGGAGCGCCGGAAGCAACAAGTTTTGCGCAGCTATCTGGACTTGAAGCTCAGTTGGTGATGCTGTTTCGGGGACTAGCAAGCGATGCGCAGCGCGATGCCATGCTCATAGATGTGAATGACGCATACAACCACAGCAAGTCAGTCAAGAAGCCAAGCGCCGCTGATCCATTCAATGGGACAAAGCCAGACAAATCTCCTGCAAAAAAACAATCATCCAGGAAAACGACTGAGCCTCACTCGCACTAAGAAAGTGCGGCGGCTAATTCGGATTATTTATCGAAGCGACAGAATTCCCCTCACCTAGCTCTAGGCCGGAGATATGTCCATCGTCACCAACTGATCCCAACACAGGGACCATGCGCAGGCTGCGGGCGTGGATCACTCTACCAAGGGTGATTGCCTGCGTCTGCTCATCTGGCGTGAGGCGCTCATAGACAGTAGCCAACCAGGTCGCGTAAAACGCACCCACATCGCGCGGTCTAGGACGGGGTAGATCAAGAGCGCGGATCTTGGCCAGGATTTGTTCTTCTGTCATGCCTACCCCCTCACTGGTTTTTTGGAATCGTATCGCCCATCGCTCATGAGGCTACTCAGCTGCACCCGCTGGAACGGTTCGCCAAACAAGAGCTTGTGAGCGCAAATGCAATACATCGCAGCTAGCTGGCCCAGCTGAATCGCAGAGGGACTACTCGCGCCCCTCTCCCACGCAGACACCGACTGTCGCGTCACACCCAGAGTCTCAGCAGCAAAGTCCTGCGACACATCGGCCTCTGTCCTTGCTGCCTTGAGCCTGCTTCCAAGTAGCTTTTTTTGTTCTGTGCTCATGATTTAAGTACTGTATGCACATACAGTGTTACACAGGATATGGGCCGATGCAACCGCAATTTGACACTGCCGCAATCTACGTTTGCGCAAATTGAAATTGCTTGGCCTGCAGGCCTTGCTGCGGCAAGGAACAGCGCTACAAGAAAAAATAATTCGGAAAACTGATTGACAGAGGCATTCGGAATTCTGATAATTCATCCATCGCTTAGGAATTCAACTACGCGATGGGTGTGAAGTGATCGAGCTAGCACCAAGTTCATGCAGCAGGCACGGCTGGATAAAAACAGGGCACCGCAGGCGGTAGCGGGATATAAAAGGCCGTCGGTCACCGTAGTCAGTACTGCTCTGCCCCCGGATGGGATAAGCAACAGGAACATCAAAGGTCACGCGAAATCCACCCGCTGGGTTCTATACGGCGGTGAGGCAAACAGGGATGCCAAGAACAGCAAAGCCCAGCGCGTAAAGCGCCGCATGGCCAGGAAGCGACACCCTGGCCCCATCAGGCGAGCGCCAAGTGGCAAGCCCCCTCTTCTTCACTGTGATCTCAATCGCAAGCTGCAGGGCGCTCGCCTGATGGGAAAAGAGCCCTTTTCTCGATCCGCCATAATGCTCCGTAGGTACAACTGCTTACGAGGTGAGAGGGCATGGGGACGCGGATCAACTTCATTCTTGCAATCATTGCTTGCGCATTCGCGACTGGCGCCAATGCACAGGTAAAGTGCACCATGCCCAACGGCAAGACGATTACTTTTCAAAGCACTCCGCGCTGCCCACCAGACGCCACTAAGGCCGAAACTTTGGACGGCCAAGCAATGGCACCACCATCGCAAACACCAGAAGGTAAAAGGTTCCGAGAGCAACAGGCCGCTGCAAAAGAGAAAGCCGAGCAAGCTCAGCTAGACCGAGACATGGCAGCCATGGATGCAAGGTTAGAAGAATGGAAGGCCGAGGCAAAGGCAAAAAAAGCTGCAGAGGCAGCTACCCAAATGACCGCAGTTGACGCAGCCTACGCGATTTGCCGCACAGCACGGACTGCACCCGATGTCACAGAGTGCAAGGTTGAAGTGAACATTCTCAGCCTGAACAATATCAACCTAACCCAAACCTCCACACCAACTTCAGCGCAGTCAAATTGCATGGATGTGCGCAATACAGCCCGTAGACTTTCGAAAGAGTTCAGTGATCGAAGATGGGAAGTTTTGATTTACTCCCCGTTCAGCGGCAAGAGCCCAATCGCCCGCTGCCCAATATAGGAGTCATATGCACCCCGCACAGCAACTGATAGCCGCCGCCGCGCTTCTGATCAGCGCAGGCAATGCATTTGCGGTGAATCGCTGCGAATCAGGCGGCCAGGTGTCTTATCAGGACGGACCTTGCAGCCAAGGAAGCACCGCTCGCAAGGTGGACACACGTCCAGCCTCTGGTCACGGATATGGCAATTCCGGCTATTACCACCAACCCCGGGCATACCGCCAACCAAGCTACGGACAAGAGTCCTGGCGATACCAGTCACCAGCGGTCAACCCCTACTCAAGCAGCAATGGACCGTGCCCGAGCGGACTGGAAATTCAAAACGCAGCCACCTCGGCGAGCAGTATCAGCCTGACACCCTACGAACGCATTCGCCAAAAGGACAATGTTCGCATGATGCAGGGCTGCAGATAGCAGCTCACTCCCACCAACCCAGCCCACCACCCCGGTGGGCTTTTTCGTTTCTGGAGCCCAACATGATCCCCAGCAAACACCCGAAGTGCTACCACCCGGCCCAGAGCCTGGACAGCACGGCATTCCGTTACCAAAACCACCTGAGCACGGACATTCGTCAGCGCTTTGCCCGCGTTCGTGATGACCTACAGCGGCCGCAGTTCAAGCTGGTGGGCCAAGACCCCAAGTCAGCCGCAAAGCCTGCACCCAAGCAAGCCCAATCCCGCTAAGAACCCTCCGCGCTGCTCCAGCCAGGCAGCGCTTTTGCCGTCAGCACACTCCGGCGCCCACACGCTTGCGAAGCGGCATTTTTTACAACCCCTGCGGCCCATTCATCAGTTGATGCGTGGGCCGTTTTACTTGGAGCATCCCCATGCCTCGATTCCTTGTATGCATTGGCGATCTGGAGTTCACCAGCACCGCCGCAACCAGCTCGCAAGCCATTCTCGATGGCCTAAAGCACTTCAACGGCGCAACGGGAAAGGTCACCGTCATGCCCCTGCACCTCAAGCCAGCACCATGATCCCCACAACACAGCAGACAACCCGCAGGCCCAAGGGAAGCGGGCCGCGCCCCTTCACCCAGCCCAAGCTGGACAACGAACGCATCGTGCCGACGGCGCGCGGCGTACTGCCCATCCTCACGCCATCCGAGCGCGCGGCGCGCCGCCAAGCGCACCTAGTCAACAGCAATGCCACGATCCCGATCATCAGTGAGGACAACTACAAATGCCCGGAGCTGCGCCGCAACCCAGGCATTGAGACAGGACGCTTTGCCGCTTACGCATTGCCCAGTCGCACGGGCGATTGGCTGCGCTACCCAGACGGCCGCGTTCTGCCAGTACCCGGCAGCAAGGCCGATAAGGAAAACGCATCCCCACCCTGACACATCAGGCAGGCCACGCTTGGCCAACCCATACAACCTCAACCCACCACCTGGAGCCCATCATGGACCAAAGCATCCGCCCCATTACCCAACCCACCCGCATGCAGCCCGCAAACATTCAGCTGCATGACTACGAGATCACCACCATCCCCGCGCATGTGCGCCCCGAGGACGTGAGCATGCTGGCCGAGGCCAACCGCCTGCCACGCACCCGCATCAAGGCGATCAGCGCAGATGCCGCGCGCAAGACAGCCCTGCATGTACTGCGCGATCCCATTCACGATGTAGCCAAGATCGTTGATCGGGCACCCTCATGAAAAAGCTGCGCATCATTGGCCTAACCGGCCTTGAAGGCGCAGGCAAGGACAGCGTTGCGCATGTGCTGCTCAAGAACCGACTGGCCTTTCCCATCGCCTTCGCCGATCCGCTGCGCGCCGAAGTCGCCGAGGCGTACGGCCTGCAGATCCACGAGCTGACCTGCAGGACCACCAAGGAAAAGGACAGCGAGCGCTTGGCCCTCTGGCGGTGCACTAACGGCGCATTCGTCCAGGCAGTGATTGCAACCCACCCCCATGTTGATCCGAAGGCACCACAGAGCCCTCGGCAAATCATGCGCTGGTGGGGAACCGAATACCGCAGAGCCCAGGACCAACAGTACTGGATCAACGCCATGCGCGAGCGGCTGTTCTGGGCCGACGGCATACCACTGCCGTCCACCGCCATCGTCGTCACAGATGTGCGCTTTGGCAATGAGGCGAGTTTGATTCGGGAGCTTGGCGGCCAAATCTGGCGCGTGCATCGCCCAGCACACAGCGTTGACTCCATCCACATCAGCACCGTGAGCGGCGAAGAGTTCGCCCCAGATCAAACGGTGATCAACGCAGGCGACCTGGCAGACCTCGACCGCAGCACCCTGCACCACTGGCAGCAGGCCAGCTTGTACTGGCGATAGGCCGCGCCATCGCATGAAGAAACACCGAGATGGTCAGCGGGGTCGCAAGGCACCCCGTCCCATCACCCCAACCACACGACGCCCGCCTACCAGCGGGCTTGTTCATTTCTAACGCCAGAGGCATCCATGAAACATCTTCACATCGAGAATTTGACCATCAACATTGGAGCGACCAACGGCGCTCCAGCCTTAGGCGTGGAGCTTCTGCATGCCATGTCTACGAGCGACGACAAGCACGGAATGCCGATCATCGATCACGCCCGCCCGGCCATTGGCGAGTATTGGCCAGGCCAAGGCGGCATCTACGCCGGGGATTTTCGCGGGGACGACGGCAGCATCTATGGCCTGATCGTAAGCCCCGACCAGGATGCCGGCCGCGCCACCTGGGGCCCGAATGGGGAGCGCGACCTGTCCAACTGGGATGGCCTGGAAAACACTCGCCGCCTTGCCAAGGAATGCCCAGCAGCAAAGTTGGCCAGCGAATACTCCCGCGACGACCACTCCGACTTCTACTTGCCTGCACGGCGCGAGTTGCAGATGGCAGGCGCCAACCTGAATGACACCTTCGGCAAAGAAAGCTGGTATTGGACCAGCACACCCTATGCAGATGACTACGCCTGGGCGGTCGGTTTCAAGTACGGGCGCACGGACCTCATCACCCGGTTCCACGAGTTCCGAGTCCGCCCCGTCCGCAGATTCATCTATTAAGCCCTTCACCCCTTTCTCTCACCTCATCAACCGGAGTATTCAATGAGCACCATCCCAGCAATCAACCAGCCGTGGCCTGAGCAAGGCGGCATCTACATCGGCACGCGCCTGATCAACGGCTCTGCCCATCACGTTGTCATTCCTGGCGGCGTTGAGCTCGACCACGTCGATATCACGTTCGAACGTGTTGAGCAAGTTGTGTCCGAAGGCGACGAGCTGAACGGCCACAGCGACTGGCGCGCACCCGATCAAGAAGACCTGATGCTGGCCTATATCAACGCCCGCGAGCACTTCGACAAGGACGACTGGTATTGGTCGCGCAGCGAGCATCACGGCTGGGCCTGGGCGGTCGATTTCAAGTACGGAGACACGAGCTTCAACAACCGGATCCGCGAGTTCCGAGTCCGCCCCGTCCGCAGCTTTCCCGCTTCAACTCTTTAACCCTTTGCGGGCAAAGCCCGCCCCTGCGGCATGGCACTACACACTGATACCGAGATCTACAAGGCCACCTACGATCTAAGCAAGCTGGTTACCGAATACGTATCCAACATGCGAAGAAACTACAAGGCCGACTTTGGCGCGGAGCTTCGCCGGCGCTGCATGTCCCTGGTCATGCGCACCTATGAGGCCAACACCACCAGCGACAGGGCACCGGTCCTGCTGCGCATGCGGCAGGAAGTGGAAGCCGTCAACTTATCGCTTCGCCTGGCGGTGGACCTTCGCCTGATCTCGACAAAGCAGTACAGCCATGCCATTGCCTTGACCACCAGCATAGGCAAGCAAGCCACTGGCTGGCAGAAATCCTCGGAACGAGCGCTTGTCGCTGGTCTGCCAAGGCAGTCAGGCCAACGCGCCATGGAATCTGGTCGAGCCGCTGGGCCACAAGCCCACCGAAAGGCGCAGTAGGAATATCAACGGCACCAGCCGCAGTGATTCCGCGCAGTTTGCCCGCTGAGCCATCGGCAGGCCGACGTGATTAGTTCGATACCCCTGGGCGGTCGATTTCAAGAACGGAAACACGAACAACAACAACCGGAACAACGAGTTCCGAGTCCGCCCCGTCCGCAGATTACACCGAGAATTTCTATGGATTCAAGCTATTCATTCGAGAAGCTGGTGCAGGCGTATTTCGACTGCCGCCGGCATAAACGAACCTCTGCCAGCGCGCTGCATTTTGAGCAGCATCTGGAGAGCAATCTGGTGGAACTTGACGAGAAGCTGCGCGATGGCAGCTATCGACCAGGCCGCAGCATCTGCTTTGCAATCAGCGAACCCCGCCCCCGCGAGGTGTGGGCGGCAGACTTCACAGACCGCGTGGTGCACCACATGGTCTACAACGAGATATCTGAGCGCTTCCACCGACGCTTCATCGCTGACTCATGCGCATGCATCCCTGGACGTGGCACCTTGTATGCAGCCAAGCGGCTTGAATCGAAGGTGCGCAGCCAGACGCAGAACTGGACCGTACCAGGCCGCTATCTCAAGATCGACTTGGCCAATTTCTTCGTGTCGATCGATAAGCGCAAGCTCTGGCCGTTACTGATGGACCATATACCCGAGCGCTGGTGGCGCGGCCTGACAAAGACAGTCCTGTTTCATGACCCCCGACAGGATTACGAGGTGCGCGGCAGCAGGACCATCCTCGCAGCCGTACCGGAACACAAGCGGCTCACCAATGCAGCAGATCACTGTGGATTACCCATCGGCAACCTATCCAGTCAATTCTTTGCCAACGTGTTACTGAACCAGCTGGACCAGCACATCAAGCACGGTATTCGTGCCCAGCACTACACCCGGTATGTCGATGACATGGTGCTGCTGCACGAGTCCGCAGACTGGTTGAACGGCGCGCTTGCCAGCATCAATGCATTCTTGCCTGATCTCGGCTTGGCACTCAATCCGCGCAAAACCGTGCGGCAGCCGATCCATAGAGGCATTGACTATGTGGGCCAGATCATCCTGCCCCACCGCCGCGTCACACGTCGGCGGACCTTGAAGAACGCATTGCGAAGACTTGAGGAAATTCCCGCCGACCAAGTATTTGAGACGGGAAACAGCTACCTGGGCCTGGTCCGGCAAGCAGGTGCCAGCCATAACGAACAGGCCCTGATCTGTCGCGCCCTGCTTAAGCGCGGGCATGCGGTTGATGGACTGCACCTTGAGAGAGCATTCCGAATGCACTCTACGGCAAGCAGCTAGACAGCAATCCTGCCCACCGCCCCCAGTGGGCCCCTATTCACAGCCCGCCCTGAGCAATCGAGGCGGGCATTTTTTCGCCCAGCACCATGAAACGTGACGCTTTTACCCTCCCGCTGGCTTTCCCCGGCGAACTGATCATCGACAACTTTGCCGGCGGCGGCGGCACCAGCACCGGCCTTGAGGCCGCATTCCGGCGGCCTGTGGACATCGCCATCAACCACGATCCCGAGGCCCTGGCAATGCACGCCGCCAACCACCCGCACACCAAGCACCTGTGTGAGAGCGTCTGGGATGTGAAGCCGGCCGAGGTGACGGGCAACCAGCCGGTGGCCCTGGTCTGGCTGTCCCCAGACTGCAAGCATTTCTCCAAGGCCAAGGGCGGCACACCGGTGAACAAGCGCATTCGCGGCCTGGCCTGGGTAGGCATGCGCTGGGTGGCTGTGTGCAAGCCGCGCGTGCTGATGCTGGAGAACGTCGAAGAATTCCAGACCTGGGGCCCGCTGATCGTGGGCGAGGATGGCAAGCCCCGGCCAGATCCTGCGCGCAGGGGAAAGACCTTCCAATCGTTCGTGCGCCAGTTGAAGGCCCACGGTTACCAGGTGGACTGGCGCGAGCTGCGCGCGAGCGACCACGGGACCCCCACCATTCGCAAGCGCTTGTTCCTCGTCGCGCGCCGCGACGGTCTGCCGATCACCTGGCCCGAGCAAACGCACGCCGAAGCCACTGACCGCCGGGTGCTGGCAGGCAAGCTGGCCGAGCAGCGAACGGCAGCCGAATGCATCGACTTCTCTCTGCCGGCACAGAGCGTGTTTGACCGCAAGCGCGCACTGGTCGACAACACCATGCGCCGGGTGGCCAAGGGCCTGTGGCGCCATGTGCTCACCAGTGCCAGCCCTTTCATCGTCGGCGAAAGCGCGCCTTTCTTGAATGAGCATGCCAACGGCAGCAACCAGCGAACCATGCCCGCAGACGAGCCGCTGCGCACCATCTGCGCCCAGGTCAAGGGCGGCCACTTCTCGGTGGTGGCCCCTACCCTGGCCCCGCTGCGCGGCACCACCGAGCAGCACCTTGTGGGCCATTCGGTTGAGTCGCCGCTGTCTACTGTGGCGGCCAGCGGCACACACCATGCACTGGTGGGCGCCAATCTGATCACCATCGGATATGGCGAGCGTGCCGGACAAGAACCGCGCGTGCAGGACATCCAGACTCCGCTGGGCACCGTGGTGGCCGGTGGCGTCAAGAGCGCCCTGGCCATGGCCCACATCACCAAGTTCAACACTGGCAGCGTGGGAAGCGCCATGGATGCACCTTTGCCGACCGTGACCGCTGGCGGCACGCCCAAGCGGCCAAGCACCGGCATCCAAATGGGCATGGTGGCCGCCCACCTGGTGGACATGGGCCACGGGGAAGGCAAAGACGGCACCAAGCGTTTCAGCCACGGGATCCGCAGTTTAGAGATCCCGCTGAACACCGTCACCGCCAGCGGCGCAACCAGTGCGCTGGCGGCCGCGTGCCTGGAGCAGGCCAACGGCGGCTTCTACGACGGCGATGGCCGCGCGGCGGATGACCCGATGTCCACCATCACGTCCGCCGGCAGCAACCAGCGCCTGATAACCGCCTACCTGGTGAAGTATTACAGCGAGGGCGGCCAGGACAGCGCCTGCAGCGTGCCCATGCACACCGTACCCACCAAATCCCGTATGGGGCTGGTGCAAGTCGCCCAGGTGCCGGCCTCCACGCTGTCGCATGACCAGGCCGCCCGGGCACGCAAGTGCGCCGAGCTGCTCCACAAGTACCTGCCCGAGCACTTCCCGGAGCCATCTGACCTCGTGCTCATGTGGCACGCGGGCAACTGGTGGGCGCTGGTGGACATCACGCTGCGCATGCTCAAGCCCCGGGAGCTGTTCCGCGCCCAGGGCTTTCCCCGGGATTACCGCTTTGAGCGCGTGCCCGACCCGGCCCTCCTTTTCCGCAACGGCAAGCAGGTGGAGGGCAACCCCCTGGACCTGCCGCTGATCGACCTGAGTACCACCGCCCAGGTGCGCATGTGCGGCAACTCAGTGTGCCCACCGGTGGCCGAGGCCCTGGTCCGAGCCAACTTCGCCCACGAGGCACAGATTTATGGAGCATCCTATGTCCAATGAAAACAACTCTTCCGCTCCCCTCAAGACTGCCGAGGGGGCTTATCCAGCTCTGCCTGCAGGCACATATGCATCGGCCTACCACAGCGAAGCCACAGTATTCAGCGCCGAAGACATGCGCGCCTACGCGGCCCAGGCAGTGGCAGCACAGGCAGCAGTGGCTGTGCTGCCACTGCAATTCAAGCTCTTGGGAGCAGCCAACTATATCGATGTTCTGGGCGGTGATAGCAAAAGCTACCGTGCCGCCCTTGCCGCCACCCCAGCCCTTCCATCTACCGAGGATTCCTCGGCAGGTGACCTGGCAGAGGTGCAGGTCGAACCGGTGGCGCTGCAAATATGCAGCGAATTGAGGCCGCGTACGGAATCTGAAAAGGCCGCATACCTTGCCGGTGTGGCTGATGGTCGCATGTACGCAGAACGCGATGCCGACACAGCACCCCAGGCCCAGCCCGCTGATGCGCTGGATGCGGAGATTGCGAAGCTGAAGAAGACCTGCCAGGAGCTGGGCAACATGTTCCACGATCAGATCGTTGCCCAACAGGCGGCATGGATCGAGTGGCAGCACGGCGCCGGCGCAGAGGCCGGCATGCAGTGGATTGAAAACGGTCTATGCGGGCCTGGCCACATCCCTGACGAGGACGAGCCATATGGGACTGAGGCACAGGCATATTTCGATGCCAACAAATCCGACCCATTCCCAGCTTGCTACTGTGGCAGGCCTTCCAACATCCTCTGGATGGGCAAAGGCTTTTGCAGCGATGCCCACCACGATGAACACCGCGCCGCCATGGCTGCAGCCCAGGAAGGCGGCAATGCCGCAAAGGAGGCGTGATGCGCAGAGCTATCTCCAACACCACCGCCCTGGTTGCGGGCATGGCCGCCCATAAGCAGAGTCGTGAAATCGAGGCGGCGGGAGGATTTTGGGCGCCAGAGAAGCCCAACCGTGAAATGCGCCGTCGCATGCAGCGCGCAGCCAAGCGTGATGCATCCGCCCAGGCCCAACCACAGAAGGACAGCAACCAATGATCACAGTTGAACATGAAGACGTGGAAGAGCTGAAGAAATGGGGCATGGGCCTCTCTCAGATGTTGGAGTCCTGCGCACTTTGCAACACCCCCACCCGCTACTGGCATACCAATAGCAACACGCCTTGCTGCCAGTCTTGTGCTCAGACGCACACAGTCGATCAGCTGAGGGAGACGCGGGCTTACTTCCCATTCGCGAAGGCAGCCCAGGCCAAGAAGGAGGATTGAGATGCCCGAAAAATGCCGACGCGCCAAGGGCGCAACCCTGCAACTCTGCGACTCTGCTGCAAATGCGCTCTCGGCAGAAATGATACGACTGCAGAGCCTGGTGGATAGAGAAACGCAAAAGCGGCGCCAACGCTTGGCAATCGTGGTGAGCAAGAAATGTGCGCCCCTCTACTACTGCCCCTGGTGCCGAGCCGACATCGATACGACACCACGCGAGCCCGCCCCCAAGGAGGCACCATGATCCAAGTAAACGACATTGTTCAAGTCAAGCCCGACCGCGAGGCATTCGGCGCGTGCATGGTTGTAGTCACCGAGGTCAAGTCTTGGGGCATCCAGGGATACGTCCAATCGGCCGGCGTTGATGGCCAGCAATACATTCGCCTCAAATCTGGCGACTTCGAGCCAACTGGAGGAAAAGCAGTATGGGTAGCACCATGACCGACAAGACAGAAGCACAGCCCGAAGCGCTGCGGCTGGCCGCCGAGTTCGAGGATTGCACTCGAATAGACGCGATCCCATCAATCAACGATGTGAAGAAATCAGCCGCCGAACTGCGCCGCCAGCACGCCGAGATACAGCAGCTCAAGGCCGAGAAGGCCGAAATGGCAAGACTGCATTTCGAGAACTATGAGTTCCAGCGCACGAAAGCCGACAATGCCACTGCAACTGTGTACCAGTTTCACTATGCGATGAAAGATGCTGGCTGGCATCCAGGCCGCACCGACGATGATTTGACGGAAATCATTCGCGCCAAGGGGCGTGAGCTGGCCCAGCTATCAGCGCGGCAGGCTGCGCCGGAGGGGTGGCGCCTGGTGCCAGTGGAGCCAGACTCCAACATGAAGCGTGCTGCTCAGAAGGCCTTAATGGATCACAGCCCGCACAGGGAGTGGTTAGAAGAAGAGTGGCCCGATGGGCTGCGCATGTGGAACGGCATGCTCTCAGCCGCCCCTCCCCCACCTCAGCGGGAGCCGCTGAAGCACGCTGAGAACCGCGAGTTGGCTGAAACCGCGATGCGATTTGTTGACCGCGCTGGAGATGTTCACCCCGGCATAGACGATGCAGACCGCATTTGCGCTGAGTTCTATTCGGCCATGGCAGCGGTGATTGATAAATGGCATCCCATGCCAGTGCCACCTGGAATAGGAGCCACCAATGCCCGGTAACTTCTTCGACCTTGACCGAGAACTGCCTGGATGGACAAGGCGTCCGATGTGCCGACATCCAGAACACAGTGCTCCCACCGGCATCTACATCCCAGAGGGCAAAGGCTATCGCCATGTCTGTCCTGCATGCGGTCGAACAGACATTGTGATCCCCGATCAACCTTCCATGAATCTTGGAGACGCCAATGGCTAAAGCCAACGCCAAGCGCGCACAGCGACAGCCAACCCACAGCCGCGCCATGAAAAACGGCATCTACCGCAAGGCCTCTCCCATCGAGGCCTTGATGGTGCGCCAGAGCATGCAGGCCGATGTGGTCAATCTGGGCCTGCACTGCATGATGACCGACCACGGCAGCGAGCAGCCCGAGATGCTGGCCAGCCTTTCCTATCTGATCGGGATCGGCGCAGAGATTGCGCGAGCCATCCCGGTGGCTGGCAACAACAGGCCCGGCCTGCACCAGGCGCTGGCCGCCGTGGTGGACATGGCCGTAGACGGGCACCGCTGGGATTCAAGCTGGGGAGCGCAGCTCTCGCATGCTGTCGAAATCAGCATTGACCTCTTCTGCAGCTATCGAAACCTGGGCCGCCGCTTTGAGCCGGGCGCCCGCCTGCTCTCGCACGAGGTCAAGGCCGGCACCGTTGGCGCAGATGCGATCAAGCCACTGGATCTTCCAAGCGAGGCCCTTAAATGAACCGATCCATATCGATGAGCAGACGGGCACGCCAGCGCGGCGATAAACGCGATCGCTGGAAAGAACCAACCGAGCAACCCGAGCCCGCACACAGCGGGCCTTTTTCTTTGGAGAACAGCAATGTTGCACGACAGAATTGATGCCACAGACGAAATGATCGACAAGATCTGTGAAGGGCTAGTTCAGAATGCAGCCAAAATTCGCTTCCTAATTCGGCTTGGCCTGCCTGTCAGCCGTCGCCCGAATGGTCGCCCGCTGGTGTTCCGCGCTGACCTGGAGCGGCTGCAGGCTCAACGCACAGCAGCCGAACCTCAAACTATGACGACAACACAGGCTGCCAACGGCCCACGCTGGAAGAAGACAGCTGCAGGAGGATAGAAATATGGCGCGAACACGCGACCGAGCCAGCGCGGCAGGGCTCCTGCCACGAATGGAAGCGTACGTATGGAAGGATGGCAAGACTAAGTCCTACCGCTACCACCCCGCGAAGGGAAAACCAATTGCTCTTGGAAAAGACTTAGCGGCTGCCATACGCACCGTCCTCAACCTAAACGGCAGCGCTCCAGCCGAAATCACTGGCACGCTGCTTTGGGTGTGGGAGAACTACAAAAAGGGGCCACGCTGGAAGAAATACGCAGCTTCAACACGCGAAGACTATGAGGCTGCCTGGAAGCAACTCGACTCGCGACTTGGGCACATGCACATGTCCGAGATCACGACAGCAGTGGTGGTCCACTATGTTCATGTCGAGCGAAGTGATTCTCCAAGACGCGCAGACATTGAGAAAAGCTTGCTATCAAGACTTTTCGGGCATGGGATAAAGCTCGGTGCATGCACGGCAAACAGCACAATCGGTGTCGAGCCACATGGCAGTGAGCCCAGAACCATCGCCCCCAAGCAAGAAGTGTTGGCTAAATTTCTTGATTGGCTCACCCAGCAAACACCACAGCGGCAGATCATAGGCATGGCAGCAGAGTACGCCAGCCTGGCCGGCAACCGTAAAGCTGAATTCTTGACTCTTGAATGGAGCCATGTCGATCAGAAAGCCGGTGAGATTCGCTTGGTTCGTGCAAAGCAGCGCGGCGCCAAACGAGGTCAGATCATTGAGACGATTGCAATCAGCCCTCTCATGAACGACCTGCTCCATCGGCTTCGCAAGGTCAGCTTCGAGCGCGGCACCGATTGTCTATATGTTTTCCCAACGCGCGACAACAATGCCTACACGCACCGGGGCTTCAAGACGCTTTGGCAACGGTGTATTGACCAGGCGTTGGTGGAGAAGGTGCTGACCAAAGACAACCGATTCACCTTTCATGACCTGCGCGCCTATTACGTGACGATGCACAAAAAGCAACGCGGCCACTTGCCTGACATGCACTCAAATCCTGCCACTACAGCGCGCGTCTATGACCGCTCCGAAGAGATCGGAAGGGAGTCCCTCTAG